GAGTAACATTAAATTTACCTCCAAGCTTACCAGATACTGTTGTTTCTGATCCATCCACATCTGCTACTGCTGAGATAGAAGGTCCACCTTGAACGTAGTATCCAAGCTTACCTATATCTCCTTCGTATCCAACGTGAAGGTCAACAGTTCTACCTGTATAATCTTTACCTGTGTATCCGTCTCTTGACTCGGCGTTTACATATACGCCTGCCATTGCAGGAGTCGAAGCGAAAGCTGTTGCCGCTAGGGCTAGTGCAATTGTTTTCATGTTAAAATAATTAAATGTTTTTTGTGTAAGTTACACCACGATACTTAAGTCTTACTGACATAGTAATTCTCCAGTACCACAACCCCGTTCCATGCTGTGGTTTCATGCGACCTTGTTAAAGGTTGAACGGACGTGATGTTAACCGATTGTTTTGATCTCTTTAGCCGCTAGATCAAGCGGGAAATTATGTGCGTTCCTTTCATGCATCACTTCCATACCTAAGTTAGCACGGTTCAGGACGTCTGACCAAGTGGGGATAACCCTACCGTTTGCATCAACGATTGACTGATTGAAGTTGAAACCATTGAGATTAAAAGCCATGGTACTGACTCCCATACTGGTGAACCATATGCAAGCGACTGGGAAAACAGCAAGGAAAAAGTGAAGGCTCCTACTATTATTAAAGCTGGCGTATTGGAAGATAAGTCTCCCAAAGTACCCATGAGCCGCAACGATGTTATACGTCTCTTCCTCTTGACCGAATTTGTATCCATAATTCTGAGACTCCGTTTCAGTTGTCTCTCGAATGAGTGAGGAAGTAACGAGACTTCCGTGCATAGCAGCGAATAAAGCTCCCCCGAACATCCCAATAACACCAAGCATATGGAATGGATGCATGAGGATATTATGCTCGGCTTGAAATACGAACATAAAATTGAAAGTACCGGAAATGCCAAGAGGCATACCATCAGAGAAACTCCCTTGACCAAAGGGGTACACCAAGAACACAGCAAAGGCTGCTGATACTGGTGCAGAGTATGCGACACATATCCATGGGCGCATCCCTAGTCGATAACTAAGTTCCCATTGGCGTCCCATGTATGCTGCGATACCGATGAGAAAGTGGAACACAATGAGTTGATATGGTCCTCCGTTATACAACCATTCGTCGAGGGTTGCAGCTTCCCAGATTGGGTAGAAGTGAAGACCGATTGCGTTAGACGAGGGGACGATTGCCCCTGAGATGATGTTGTTTCCATAAAGTAATGATCCTGCGACTGGTTCTCGTATGCCATCGATATCGACTGGAGGAGCTGCAACAAATGCTATGATAAAACATGTAGCTGCGGTTAATAGTGCAGGGATCATTAGGACACCGAACCAACCAACGTAAAGTCGGTTGTCGGTACTAGTAACCCAGTCACAAAAACTCTGCCAGTTATTAGATGGTTTTGTTATTTGTACTGTAGTTGCCATTTAAAAAATGCCGGGAATAATTTGTCCAGTTGTTATATATGAACCAAGAGCTGCAACAAAACCTAGCATAGCTAGTTGTCCGTTGACACGCTCAGCGTTATCAAAGTAGTTCTGTTCTAGGACTTGTACTTTTGGTTCGGTTGCGAATTTATTTTGAGGCATTGGTAATAAGGAGTAAAAGTTCGTGTGGCCGAGGACGATCTTTCGGGTCAGCCGCTATGGTTTAGAATAAAACCAACCATTACATATATATTTTCTGACTTTAGGTGGGTAGCCACGGTGTACATATGTCCATGTAGCAGGGAAAAATAGTAAGCCCCCACACTTAGGTTGTATTTTAGTACCGTCTATAAATTCTGTATATCCTTCATCTTTCTTCTGTATAGTATTTAGATACCACATAAATGTATAGACTCTAGAACCATTGTCATCTAAAGACCAATCATTATGCCAAGTATAAAATCCATTAGGTTCATACCTTTGAAGTTTATACCCTGTATCTCTGAGGTTATAATTTAAATTAGGACAACAAGCAGGATTAATAGTTAGAAGATAATCTATATATTCTTTTAACCCTGCCTGCAATGCTGTATATAATATAGAGTCTTCTTCTTTCCACAAGGAATCACCAGAAAGTAAGAAATCTTTGGTCTGTTTTGTATCAGGATCATATCCAGATAGAGTTAAACCATCAGAGATATTAGGTTCTTCATCAAATTTTTTGATTAAATGATTACAAAAAGATTTAGTTAAAGAACCTTTTTTAACCCAAATTAAATCAGAATTGGAGATCACTTCTATCTAACTTCTGCATAACGTCTTGTCTGTAAGCAGGATCTGTATCATAACGAGGGTCACTCATAGCTGCTACTAATTCTGGTTGACTTCTAAAGACATCGCTTGATGTTTGAGGTGCTTTACCTGAATACAATCTTCCTTCGTATCCGTTTGCGTTTTCGTATTGTGCTTTCATTCCATTTACTGCAAGTTTAATAGCACCAATATTACCAGTACTAATTAGTTCATCAAATGATTCAATATCATTTTTAGGTAAATTATCAGCTGCCCAGTCAATAATCTTAGTGTATTCAGCGTCTCCACCTACTACTGATTTAATAGAACTAACATCTGATTCAGATAAGTCTTGGATTTCTTCAGTACCATATCCTTCTTGTGCTGCTTTGCCAGCTAGGTATGCATCAATAGAAGATCTAGATAAACCAGCTCCTTCTAATGATGTATACATCTCTTCAGTAATAGTACCTTCATTATCATAGAAGTGTTTACTAATACTCCAAGGATCTATTTCTGAATCCTTAAATAAATTACCTAGTTTCTCACCGTAAGCGTCGTTAACTGATTCATAGTTAACTTTACCGTCTTCTAAGTAGTAATTGTCTTCAAGATTTTCCGAAGTTTCTTTCTCTTCTTTTCCCTCTTTTTGTCCTTCAATAGAAAGCTCGGATTCCCTAGTTGATTCGCCAGCTTCAGTATCTTTCTCTCCGAGTTTGCTTTGGAGTTCGACATATGCTCTCTCTAATTCTTCTGCATTTTTATATTTACCAGCAAGTAATTGTTCTTGCTGTGCCTCCATCTCTTCACCAACTTTTAGTGACTCTTGTTCATCAGGAGTTAAACTATTTTCCGTGGTAACTGTATCAGTACCCGGATCATAAGTCATTGTTTCTGCCATGTTTATTCTTCAGGTGGTTGTTCTTCTTGTTCAGCTTTCATTTGTTCTGCTAAAGCAGGGTTCTTACTAGGATCAGCTCCCGGTGAACTCATTAATTGACCAGCTTGATCTACTAATGATTGACCTACTTGTGCTTGCTGTTGCTCTTTCAATTCTTGAGCCATTTCCTCTTCAGTCTTAACAAGGTTAAGTATATCTATACCTTGTGCTGCAGCTAAACGTTTGATAGCTTCTGAAGCATTGATGAATCTGATTAACGCATCTGGACCTAACGTCTGTGCAATAGTCTGTATGAATGCAGTCAAACTTTCTCTATCTTGTCCTCTACCTAGAGCATTAACTCCAGCTACAATTGATGGACGTACAAGATCTTTAGGTATGCTAGGTATCTGTTTACTACGTTGTAAGATTAAAAGAGTTCTATTTAAATATGGAACTAAGAATTCAACAGTAAGTAAACTGAATAGTCCACCGAGTTGTTGTTCAAGTTCCATCTGTGTGAGGCGTACCTCTTCTGCAGTTGTACGTTCAGACTGTCTGACATTCAGTTGCATGAACGCATCAGCTATCCTTCTTTCTAACTGCTGTGCCATTTGGTGTGCAGTATTAAAGTCAGCTGTTTTACCTACCTGTATAACAGCAACGTCCTCGGGTCTACCTTGAACAATTGCACCGTTACCAGCATCGGCTATAGTCTTTGGTTTTGTAGTTGATGATGGTGATACAAGGAACACTACCTTAGCAGCTGCTGAAGAGCCTTCTACGAGGGCTTGAGACAGTCCTTCAAGTGACTTTAGATCACCTATAAACTCTTCAACTCTTCCTCTACCATAATCCTCACCGTCTACTGTATTGAATCGGAGAACTAACCATGGACTAGCATTCTTCGGTGCTGTGCTACGGCTATCAGCTAGGATCATATCGTCCGCTTCCTGATGCCAAACCCAACGACCAGATTTCTCGTCCAGTTTAACGCATGTGTATACTTCTACATCATCTCCGTCTGAGCCTGTACCTTCATCAATAACTGAATTAGGTGTTTTAATAGGCAGCTCTTTACCTAATATTTTTCTACTAATTAATTCTTTAGTAACTATTTCTAATACGTTACCGTTACCATCACGACTTACAACATATCTATTTAAAGGGAAGTTTTTTAAACCATCCTTACCCATAAATATTAAAGCGTTTCCACCTACAATAAGGTGCTTCAATGCTTGATGAATAACTACACGATCGCTAGAAGCTGCGATGTAATCCATCACCATTCTCTCCATCTTAGAGAAGGAAAGATCTAGTTCACTACG